TGATATTAATTCGCTCCAGCAGTTAGCAGACGGCACGGCGAACTTGGATATCTTCTATAGCTCGCAGTTCGTCCAGAATGAATCAAGTAATGTTGATCCTGGCGTCGTTGTAGTATCGGCTTATGCTCCATTGGAACATACCCCGATTCTCGCTGGCACAATGACTGGTACTGTCTTCGTCGGTGCAACAGCCGTCCAGACATTCACAGTTTCTAGCGCGGGTGTATTCAGCTTTACTCCAATCGGCGCACCAGCAGCATTCATCACCACAGCTACTTTGAACCTAGTTACAGGCGAATTGGTAGCAACGTGGAACGTCCCACCTGGAACAAATAACCTAGTTGTATCATACGAGTACAACATGGAATGCAACCAGGATTTGCCAGAAGTTAACCTAGTCGTTGAGTCGGAAGAAATTGCCGCCAAGACCAGGAAACTAAAGGCCGTATGGAGCTATGAAGCTCAGCAGGATTTGCGTTCACAGCACAATTTGGACGCCGAAGCGGAACTAACAGCAGTTCTTGCACAGGAAATTAATTTGGAAATAGATCGTGAAGTCCTCACCGACTTGTTACTAAATGCTGGTACTGTTGGCGCATGGGATTTCGGAACCGCGCTAGGCGATACCATCAAAGAAAAATATGAGTCTCTATATGTTAAGATCGTAGAAATGTCTGCGGTCATTCATCGTAAGACTCTACGTGGTGGTGCAAACTGGATCGTAACTTCCCCTGAAGTTGCATCTATCTTTGAAACCGCAACAGCAGGTTTCGCACCAGCCCCAAGTGAAACATTCACTAGCTCACTAGGTATCCAGTATGTTGGTACTATCAACAATCGCTGGAGACTATATAAAGACCCACTCTTTAGAACCAATCAGCTTTTGATGGGTTATAAAGGGGACTCATATATGGATTCGGGCTATTTTTACTGCCCATACGTACCTTTGACACAGACACCAGTTGTGTTAGATCCTGAAAGTTTCTGCCCAAGAAAGGGTATCTTAACCCGATATGGCAAGAAATTATTGAGGGAAGGCGCAAAGTTCTATGCCAGAATGACAATCCACAACTTCGTTATCTAATTAATAACGGATGAAAATAAAAAGCCAGCTAGCAATAGCTGGCTTTTTTAATTTATGATGAATATATAAGTAAGAAAGGAGTCTAAGATGCGTTCATGTTTTGTGCCATGTGATTTTAACCCAAACCGTCCAATACCAAAACCATGTCCATTTCCAAACTACTGTCCACCAAAGACTTTAAGCCCAACTGCTTATTTAGCTTGGCTTAAGAGTGTGTTTAACCTTCCGCCAAATGTGCCACAGAACAATCCTGGCACACCTAATCCGCAACCTGGACAACTTGGTTATAAAGGCTTTCCACAACTTCCAGTTGGTTCTTTCGTGCCGTAAGAGGTGGAGCGATGATAGAGTCAAGGCACGGCTATGAATATAATATAAGCCAAAATGTCTCTAGTGATAAAAACCATGAAGTGCATGGGAAATGGTTTGTCTCTAAGCACGTAGAAAAAGATTGGCAGGACTGGCTTTTGCATTGGAGCGGTTATAGTAATCCATTGCCGCCGTCATGGTTCCTACACAAAGATGGCACTTGGGTCATGAATTCTACTTTTAAAGATGGTCAATGGTCAGGTTATTACGATACAGAGAAAGAGGCAAGAGAAGCGTATGAACGATCTAAGCATTAAGCTTTATGAATATTTCTCCCCACACTTCGGCTTTGCCCATTAGCTCTTGGAATTTCCGTTGATTCTTTACAGATGCGATTTGCCGAATGAAGGACAATTCTTGTTCGTGAAAATAAGATACTGGTTTCTTTTCTTTTATTGCTTTGACACAATCATCATATTCTGGTAGTTTGGCTGCAAAATGCCAGGCGGTTAATTGGGCAGGACCAGCGCCTTTGCCTTTAGCGTCTGTAGCAATTTTTGCCGCTCCCTTCTTTCTATCTTCGCAAAACTCAATATTTTCAGCTTGTTTTCTATCCACATATTCACTAAAGGTTAGCATATATTATTTATCAGACTCAATAAATATTAATGATGCTTAATTTCAGCAAATGGTGTATTGAAATTATCAACGAAGACTTTAAGAGCCAACGGCAAAAGTTTATTGGTCAAGGTGTGCAACCTGATATCGTTGACAGATACATACAATTCTTCAAGGAAATAAGAGATAAAAAATACAAGGAGCTATTTGCTGCAATACCAAATGTTAAAGTTCCACCCGCACAAAGAAACAACATTGACGCATATTCAGATTTTCATGAATTAGAAGCAGTAGTTGATTATGTCAAGGGTCAAAGAGATGTACAAGGTGTTAAGTTTACAGACGTAAAATTCGATGGCAAACCAATTTATAACGAAAATGGCTTAGAAATTTACTATGCAGAAACGCCGCGTGCATGTATCCAGTACAAGGGCAATGTGCCTTACGGTTGGTGTATTGCTCGTTCTGATGCAAGCAACTTGTTCTATACATATCGTTTCAAAGAGCATGAGCCAGCTTTCTATTTCGTTAAGGATGTAGAGAAAACAAAAGCCGAATTTGGATTATGGAATGCCACAAAAACGGCATTTTCTGGACGTTGGCGGGATAAGTACCATTTCTTTGTAGTTCAAGTGCTAAAGAACGCTGATTTGAAAGATCCGAACAAAAAGCAATACATTGTCACATCGGCTCAAAATGATGGCGACCTACAGATGAGTTGGAACGAAATCTTGCGGATTGAACCTAAACTTCAAGGATTGGAAAAGATACTGGTGCCGAAACCACTTTCGGAAACGGAGAAGGCCGATTATAAACGGTTCATTAAAGGTGTGGACGACGCCACATTCGCCAAGTTAGACTACAACGAAAAGAGTCGTTATTTGGATATTTATGTGAGAATGAATCGTCCCCTTACGGACGTTCAATTTCAGACACTTCCAGAAGATTTGAAGAACAAATATGTGTCATTTGGGGTTGGTCTGTCAGACGGACAATACAATCAAGTAAAGCAAGATAGAGCGTTATTGAAGCGTTATAACGAAATAACGCTTAGAAAAATTGAGGAGGTAGTTAAGAATCCGAATCAGGAGATTCAATTGAAGCCTTCGGAGATTAGTATATTTTTAGAGAACAAGCCTGATGAATTGTTTAAAATGTTGGAGACAGCACACACAAGAACAGTCGCGGAAAATCTCTTAGCTAACATTAATTCAGAAGGTTTGTCTAAAGTAACACCTGAGCAACAACAAAAGATATTGACAACACTTCATGATTGGGAAATTGCAGTAAGCGATCCAGCGATTTTCGAAAAAGTATTAGGTATGAATACTGACATGAATCGTGATTATTTAACAAACGACATAGCAGAAAGTTCTATCGCAAATGCCTTTGGTGCTGAAGCCAAATTCCGTATTGCTGAAAAAATTGCTGAGCTTGTTTACAAAAGACATGGAAGCATACCTCTTCAATATATCAAAGCATTTATGCTTTCTGCCGAGGACGATGATTCATATTATAGATCGGCAAATAAAAAATTTGGCATGAAAGAGTATCTTGATAATATAGCTTTACATTTAGCTCAACATTACGAGCTTGATGAGGAAGATTATGAGAGATTGCTGATGGATTCCAATAGTGAAAAGTTAGCTCATTTTCTTGTGGCTAAATATGGAAAGGAATTGTCGCATGACTTATTGCTGGCAATCCTCAATCATGTCGATAATAAAAAAGCGGCAAAATTGGCGTTTCAAATGCGAGATAAGTTAGACCAGGAGGACGTGCAACATATTCTTCAACGCGCAGATGTAGATAATGAAAAACTATATGATATTCTTGGACATCATCCAATAGTACTTGATTATCCAGACGGTTACAAATGGGTCTTTGGTGAAGGAGAAGGACAGAATCTTTTAATAGGACCAGATAAACAGATCAAAGTAAAGCTGACTATTGGCAACGATGGGGCGTGGATTTATAGTGGTGGACCATCTCGAAAAGATTTGCTTAACAAAGCCTTTCATGCTGGAACGTCTTTCACCGATCTTAAACAGATGAAAAAGGATATCGAAGCGCAGTACCAACCGCCTTCTAAATGGAATGATTATATTTTAGATTTTATGATTCGCAAACCAGATGTGGTTAAGAGCGTCAGTGCGCGTGGCGGAACATGGTCCGTTGGCGACTTTACGCCACAACAAAGAGAAAAACTATTCAAAGACCGTCCAGACCTTCTACCACCAGTTAACATGAAAACTTCGGATGGATACATTTGGATCAAAGGTGCTGGTTATGGAAAAGAAAAGACAGGCGACGAAAATGAATATACACTTCTTGATGATTTTAAGCCTGTTTTGAGATTGGCATTGCGTTCAGAAGGTAATTTCATAGCGAATGGTTCTTGGATTAAGTCAGGAGAAGAGGACATGTTCGATGATGCTGCCAATAAAGAGGAAGATCACTCAAAGTACAGTTTAGCAACAGTCGAATTCATTTTGCATAATAATATTGAACATTTTGATTTCAGAGGCAGAAATTATGGATGGCAGTTCACAGATATGTTGCCAGAGCATCAACATATGATTCTCCAAAAATATCCAGATTTCCTTGAACCAATTCCTATGATTAAAAAGATAGCCAAGGGAAATAGGCCACAGATGTTGAGTCAGATGGGAGGCTCATATTCAATGGAGATGTTCGATAACGACAACGTTGTAGTGGACAAACACAATACTATTTCTTCTAATAATCTATTAGATAAACGTAGATTCGCAAACTTGCCAGGGTCGGACGAACACAGGCAACAAATTGTGGATACGTTGCACTATAAGATTCACGGAGAATATGGCAAGAATGACAGATATGATTTTGAAAAACTAGCTAAGCAGGGCTTGCCAGAATTGCAAGCCCAATTCCCATTCGCTGACGAAGAGATGATGAATTTGGCTAAAAAGCATGGTTACAGAACTTCGGACGCTATTTCACATTCTATTGGAAAGACTGTGATGCCAAAAGTTATCTCTATGCTCTACAAGGAGATTAAGCCATTCGCTAATCAAGAATTTGATGTGCATTTGAAAGATAATCAAATTTACTTTACTACGCCTTTTGACAACGTGGTTAAATATTACCACACCAATCATAAATTGGATGAGTTGGAGGAAGAATTTAAGAAATGGCGGAAGACGATTCACGTTGATTGGGAGCGATTCATCAGCGAAATTAAGGAAATTGAACGCATTGCAGACAAAGAAGCATTTCGAAGTTCAATTACAGGAGAAGATCCATACGCAGATTCTTATCGAACCGAACGGTATTAACATTGTGTAATTTTTCTAGGAATGTTACACCGTTCGAATGCAATATTTTGGTGGCAAACAAAGAATAGCTAAGCATATTATCCCAATACTTCAAGGTCTGAGAAAGCCAGATCAGGTGTATTTGGAACCCTTTGTAGGTAGTGCTAATATAGTTATTCACATGGATGGTTATCGCTATGCTTCTGATAACCACGAAGATTTAATATTGCTTTTGCAGGCTGTCCAAAATGGAACATTTCAATATCCAGAAAATGTTACTGAAGAAGACTATCAAAAACTTCGAAATTCAGCGCCAAGCGCAATGAGAGCATTTGTTGGCTTTGGCTGCTCTTATTCTGGAAAGTGGTTTGGTGGTTTTGCCAGGTCTGGAAAACGCAAGTATTTTATGAACGCAAGGAATAGTTTGCTTGAAAAATCGAAGAAAATGCAAGGCATCAACTTCATGTATAAAGACTACAGGGAGTATTTGCCGAGAAATTGCTTGATTTACTGTGATCCGCCCTACAAGCATACGACCAAGATTCATGGCGTAAAGTTCGACACAGACGAGTTTTGGGATATAATGCGGAAATGGTCTGTTGACAATACGGTTGTGATTTCGGAATATGAAGCCCCTGTGGATTTCCACTGTATTAAGGAGATAAACACTAAAACCGATATTTCTGGCAAGGAGGGTAAATATGATCGCATCGAACGACTTTTCCAGTTGGAGTGATTCAATCCTTGTACTCTTTGTCATCTCTT